GCAACATTCGATCCCATGATGAAGACACCGCTGGTCGGCGGATTGTTGGCCGCCATGTACTTGGCGATCAGCGATCGGATGTCGAGCCGAACCGCATCGGCATCATCACCCGAGGAAACGATACTCGGCGCGCCGTTGGTGATCGAGGCCGGCGACACACCCGCGACTGCCGTTTTCGCTGGCGTGATGAAGTCGAGGTCCAGCCGTTCCTTCAGCGCGGCCGCCAACTGATCGCGAACGATCGTGTCTGATTTGGGCGACGAGAACCTAATCGACTCCATGGTCAGGACACAGATGTTGGCGACTTTCAGCGGAGGCAGCGTCAGGCGTGCGAAGTTGAACGAGGTGAGCGGCTTCGCCTTGCCCTCGCCGACCCAGTAGCCGGCGCCGCCCGCGGTTTGCTGCACCATGGGCACATTGAACATGACCGCACGCAACGACGGAATGCCACCGGTTCCGAAGCGACCGAGGATCGTTTGCGGGCGCAGCCATTCGATGAAGTCCTGCGCCGTGGCACCCTCGGGGCTGACCAGATTGGCCGCCCAGTTGCCAGTGATTGTCGAGCCTGCCAGCACGTTGACTTTGGTGATCATCAACTCCGTCGTCACCGGGCTGTCCGGGCCATACAGTTCCGCAGCGATGTCACTGGCGGGACGATACTGCCGATGCGACAGGTACTCGGCACGAATTCTCTGCACAAATCCGATGCCCGGTCCCAGCTTCGGCGGCGTTCGCACGACAATGCTGCCGCCACGCGCCGCGGCCCCGTCCTCGGCTTTCTCGACCTTGGTCACCGCCTTGGCTGCGAACGCTTTGGCCTGCTCGATCTTGCGCAGCCGCACCAGGTCCTTGTCGATCGCCTCGACATCGCCGGACAGGCGGTCGAACTCTTCCGCCTCGGCCGTGTCCGAACTGCGATCCTCGTCGAGACTTGTCTGCATCACGGCTTCCATCCGGGCCGCGCTGGCGGTGCGTTTGGATTCAAGCGCGGTAATTTGCTCTGCAATGGTTTTCATGGTGCCCTCCTGGGCAGACTTAGGTTGCGATTGTCCCAGGACACTGGGTGGGCTTAGATCAACGACACGACGCAGCTTTGCTTGGCCGGCCACGGCCCGCTGCGCAGTGTCGATCGATTTCACGGTGGCGATGGTGCATTCGGCATTCGCCGGAATGGTCACCGCCGACAGTTCGAGGAAATCCCATTTCAGAAAACGGATTCCCTTCGTCTCTTTGATGAACTCGTGCTCGATCGGCTTGAACCCGATCGAGAGGCCAGGCACGAGTCCGGCCTTGATCAACAACCAGGCGCGATCGATCTCGGCCGTCACGCCCTTGGCGATCTTGGCAATGATCTCGATGCCGGCGTTGGTGACTTTGGCATGGGTGACGTGGCCGATCGGCTGACCGGAATCGTGCTGCCAAAGGAAAGGAATCGGCAGCTTGAACTGGGCGCCTCGCGGCTCAACCACATCTTGCAGGCGATCCGCGGTTGGCGTCGTCGCCATGCCGGTGATGGTCCGCGCGTCGTCGTCGACCTGCTTGATTTCAAGCAGGCTGTAGGCTCTATTGAGCATGATAGTTTTTCCTCGTGGCCTACGCGGTGAACGAATGCTGGAGGTAGCGTGCCCAGCGCTGGAATGTATAAACGGCAAAGGCGTGCTGGCGGCGAGAGCTACGGCCTCGGGATTTAATCACCCCGAGGTGCTTCAGGGTGATTCCTGATTGTCTCCGCACATGTCCGAGATGCGCCGGACTCGTTCACCGCCTAGGCCATAGGAACTTATCTGGCCGCTGCGATGTTGTTATGTGCAGGTGGGCCAATGACAGGTGACGCGATGGGAAACGACCCAAACAAGCCGCAAGACCAACAGCCAAAACCGAATCCGAACCCGAATCCCAATCAGCCGCAGCAACCTCCCCGGTAGGCGTGCGGCGTGATCGTGAGAGGCCTTATGTCCCCCCAGAGGCCTCTCACTGCATTCAGGCAAAAAACAATCTGACTTCCGCCCGCTTCTGCGCCATCGGGTTGGTCGCCATCAGCGCACTTGCGTTGAACAGCGCCATCAGCGGATCAATCTTGCCGTAGCCGGAATCGTCGCGCGCAATCCGCATCCCGGTCGGCGTCGGCACGATGCGCGCATTGCCGGCGCACCACGTCATCAGCGCCTGGCCGCCGTGGCGGAACGAACCGTCCACCAATTTTCTCTCGATCGTCTTGATCGCGCCCATCAGCGAGATGCCTTGCCTGATGCCGACCAAGAGCTTGTCCTCTTGCGTGACACCGATTTTTGCGAGGGCGTCGACAAGGCCGCCGATCCCCAGCGCGTCCACGCCGACACCGGCAAGCTTTTTCGCGCTTTTAACTTTTTCCACGATTTCGACGACAACTGAAATGTCATCCGGCAATTCCTCGACCACGGTTAGATCGCCGTCGGCCTGAAACCTATCATAGAAACTGGTATTAGCTTTGCGCCGCTCAAGCCCTTCCGGCGAGACCAGCGCATGGGTCCAGGCGCACCAGCCCTTGTCATCCTTCGCCCGGCCGAGCACCGCAATGCCGAGCAAGTCGTCGAGCCCGCCGCCGTCGATGCCCACGACCACCGCCTCCGAGCGGGCCAGCACCGCGTCGAGCGTCAGTCCTTCCTCGACGCCGCGCATCCAGTAGTTGGCGCCGGCCCAGCCGTCGGCGCGCAAGCTCATACCGATCTGCACGTTGAAGTGCTGGGAGGCTATTAGGGCAGTGGCCGCCGGCCCATCTGCCTCGGCTCTCACAATCTCGCGTGCCAGAAAGTCGGCATTGGTCGAGCGCCCAAGATTGGGATTGACCAGCGGCCAATACTTGCGTTCCTTCCAGCCGCCGTCGCGCGCCAGCCGATCGGGGAGCTCATACAACACGGGCAGGAGCGGCATCCGGGTTTTGCCGTCGCGCACCGCGCGCGCCATCGCCAGTTCGGACGCGAACACACCGGACGGTGTTGCCTTGCTTTGCGTCGTGGTCTGGAACAAAAAACCGTCCGGTCTTTTCGTCAGCGCGCCGCGCAGCTCGACGAAGATTTCGGCCGCGTTCGATTTCTTGGCGAAGACGTGGGTTTCATCGATCATGGTGCCCAGCGCTTTGGAACCCGTGATGACATCGGTATCGGCCGCCTTGATCTGCAAGGTCGCGCCCGACTTCCGATGGGTGATCTTTCGGATGTGATCCTGAATGTGGAACAGTTTGGTCAGTTCCGGATCGAGACGGATCGTTCCCCGAGCCTGCTTGTAGGCGATCTGCGCCACCTCCATGGTGGGGGCCACGAATAAAAGTTCCGCCTCGGGGCGCCGGTTGACAATGAGCGCCGTGAGCATGACAGCGCCACCTAAACTAGACTTGCCGTTGCCCTTAGGAATTAATTGAAATATCTCGCTGATATGTCTGATGTTGGTTGCCGGATCGAGGCTTCCAAACAGGCTAGCCACGATCGGGTAAAACCAGTCGCCGCAGACCTCACCCAGCGCCGGCGTTCCGATCATGTCCGGAACCCGCAACCGTTTGAACACCCGCAGCCCGCGCGCCGCCTCGGCCTCGTACAGCGGCAGGTCCGGGACCAGGCTGCGGCCGCCCAGTATCCGCTCCTCCCAGTCCAGGCAGCTCGTGTCCCAGTCCTCGACGTCCCGTAAGATCGGCGCCGCAGCGGATACTGCCGGCGGTTCTGCGACCGTGGACTCTGGGAGAAATTCTAGCATGACCGTTGCAGAAACTCTGGTATTTCAAATCCAGAGGCATGCGGGTCCGGGTTGGCATATGGCTCCCAGCGCGACAGTTGGCGACCGGCTCGGATACGCTCGAAGGCGTCAGCGTCGTCTTGCCGCGTGGCCACGGGGGCGTTTGTTACGGGCAAGATAGGCCGTGGTACGTCTAGGTCCGTAACAGGCGCTGTGGACCCGGCGCCGACCGCTACCGTAGTTTTATCTGCGGTCCTCACCACCCGATAGTGGGCTTGGCGGCAAGCCGGCGAGCAGTATTTGGCCGGGGCCGGCTTGCCGAGAACTTCGGTGCTGGCGAAAGTGGTGAAGCGATTGACGAACCGGCGTAAATGAAACCGCTTGCCGCAGTGAGCACAGACGGTGCCGAGATTGGGATCGGTGCTCTCGGTCATTGCGCCCGGTCCTCAAACTCCAGATCCTTCGACCAGGGCGTCCCAATACCGGCCCTCGCCGCCGCCTCTTCCTGCATGTCTTTTTTGCCAACCCGCTCCCGTTCAATCAGCCGCGGGTGACAGTAGGGTGCCGCCGCAATCGCGAGCCGGTCCTTACGGTCTGAATCGGCATTCGGATCGTTGATAACCATGAGTAAATAATCGAGCGGCTTCATCTGGCCGGGTTGAATATCGGCTTCCACGATCAATCGGGCCTGTGCCCGCGACCGCTCAATCATGAGTTCCCTTTTGCTCGGCTTTCTCATGCGTTGCACCGTTGTCTTGACCCAAAAAATCTGCGCGTGACTAA